AAGCTACATTAACTTTTCAAAATGGGTATCAATTCGTAATAGATTATTCACATTTGCCTATTTTCCAAGATAATCAAAAAGAAAAGGCAGAAATACACAGAATAAATGTTTTAGCATTTACGGAACAATTTTTAAAATGTGCAATTACACACGATGCTTTGATGTTAGAATTAAAGCAACCAATTAGACAAGAATTTGTAGGTAAATATTTAGATGAGTTACCTCAATTGTGGGATTTATATAAAATAAACAATACGCAAAATGACAACATTAACGGACAAGGAAATCAAGCAAATCAAGGAAATTAAAGATAAACAAATTAAATCTACTAAAATAGTTACAAAATGAACTTCACTATACCTTCAAACATAGCTACAAAGAATGAATTATTTAAGCATCTTAAAGATAATAAGAGTACTATAATTCAAGAAAAGA